TCATAGTATCATTAATAATTATATCTAAGATATTTAAATCCTTTGCCATTTTCCAAGTTTCAGCTTTATCTAAATACATTAAAGGTGTGTGTATTCTATAATCACCTGCACCTAATCCTAACGACAATGTAGTTTGCAATGCATCTATCGTAGTTTTTCTGCAATCAGGATATCCACTATAGTCAGTTTGACAAACTCCCGTTACTAAATCAGTAATGCCTTTTTCAGCACCATAGCTTGATGCTATTGTAAGAAACAAAATATTTCTTCCTGAGGTAAAACTTGCAGGTAAACTATTATCAATGTAACTTTCTTTAGTGTGGTCTGTGTGTTCAGTTAAAGATGAGTTTGCTAGTAATCCTTTTATGTTAAATATTTTATAACTTATACCTTCTGCATCAGCAATTTTTTGTGCTTGTTTTAATTCTTGTATATGACTTTGACCATAATCAAATCCTATTGCTAATACCTCATCAAATTTTTCTTTCGCCCAATATAAACAAGTAGTTGAATCTTGACCACCTGATAATAAAACTATTGCTTTTGTCATATTTTATATGTTGAAATTATTTTTACTCCACCTCTTGGAAATTGATTAACTATTACTTCTATGGTTTTTGGTTCAATAGCAGAATGCAAATGTTGTGCTATTGATTTTGCTAATGTCTCACAATGTGCTCCGTGATCTCTAAAACTCCATAAATAAAATTTAATTGTTTTAGATTCTATATAATATTTATTTGGTTTATATTTTATTGTAATATGATTAAAGTCAGGTTGTCCTGTTGTTGGACAAACAGATGTAAATTCTTCTGTACTAATTTGAACTTCTAGGTTACCACCTGTCCATTGTTGTCTGCCTTCTTTTACTTCTGTTACAGCAACATCTGGGTTAGCTGGTCTTTTCATTGATCCGTGGATTGGAATGTAATTTTCTTTACTCATTTTATTTATTTAAAGATTAATATCTGCGTACTCACTATACTTGACCCATTCATAAAAGTTATATTTTGAAAGAGCATAAGGGTCTTTTATCCTTCTTTTTTTAAATCTATTTTTTTCTACAATGCTTCCAGTAAATTTATGTACCTCACCAAACCTATGACCTGCTGACCAAGTTGTACTATCCACAGAATAAAATTTATACTTAGGTAATAATAACATTGGTGTAAATCCTAATCCGTGTACTTTTGTTTTTTGTTTAGCTGCATCATATAAAAATTTGTTAATCATTGGAAACTTCTTACTACTTAAATTGTCAGTTAAGAAAGCACCAAAACAAATATACTCATAATCCTTACATAATTTTAACCAATTATCATACCCTCTATTTAAATGCCATACAGGCATTGGTTTCCACCCTACTAATTTTTCTAACTTATCAGTTAATTTCTGTACCTCATCTACTCCTATTACTGTGTCTATATCTACTTCTACATAATTTTGTATATGATTTTCTTTTACATATTTAGCATAGTCATAAATATACTTATCCCAATCTAATGTCTTTGCCTGTTCTTTCTTTGATGTTAAATAACTAAACACACCACTATCTAAAATAAAATCTTTATACTTACTACTTAGATTTTTTTCCTTTTCATTTATATAGTAATATGATTGTAATCTATAAAAGTCATAAAACTTATCTACTACCCAATGTGCGTGTCTTGTTCCGTGACCTGCAAGATATATTTTCATTTAGTAAGTAAATTATATATAATACTTTCTTTACTTCCTTTTGCATTATTTAATATTTCTATTAATTGATCATATTCTTCTTTAGTATAATCTAAAACTATTTTATATTGCTCATCTTTTTCTTCTTCTTCAGTAAAAAAATCTTCTACATCATAATCTTTATGTTCCCATACATCTAAACCCCATTCAGTTATTTTTTCATTTGTCCAATCATTAGCTAATAAATCCCAATCCCACTCTCCAAACCCTACATTGTCTTTTATAATAAATTCTTTCTTTTGTTCTTCGGTTAACTCATCAGCTTGAATTACATAGATTTCTTTTAACCCTGCTTCTATACAGGCTTTGTGTCTCATATTTCCACCAAGTATTATATTTTTCTCATCTACAACAATTGGTCTAAGTTTTAACATTTCTGGAAAATCTTTTATAGACTTGACTAATTTTTTAAACCTAACATCTTTTATTAATCTAGGATTGTTTGGGTTAGATTTAATTTTATGTATTTTAATTTTATTAGGTTTCATATTTATATAACGTATTAATTCTGTTTATTTTTCCAGTCATATGATTTTTTTCTTAATTTAATTGTGTTCATTAAATCAACTACATCTTCATCTTTAACATCTAAAATTAATTTAACTAAAGGATTTTTTAATTTATTTCTTAGTTTTAAATATTTTTCTTCTATATCAAGATATTTATTTTCTAAATAATTTGCTCTATCTACATCCTCATATGGTATTCTAGGTTTAAAAAAAAATGTTTTCTCAAATTTATCTAAGTTTTTATTATTGCTTTTATACATTGAATAGTTTTTAAGCAAATGCAGACAACTTGCGTGGTGCATTTTTCTGCCTTGATCAGTAAAAAATTTAGCTATATTTTGCAATTTCATAAATAACTTGTCTCTTAATATATAACAAGCCAATGCTCTCATTTCTATTACTTCTCTTTTTCTTGTGTTGCTAAAAATATCTAACCCACAAAGTCTGTTTATTTTTTCACAAACTTCTAAGGGTGTTAAATTTTCATCTGAGCAATAGGGATCTACAGGTGTAGTTAATTCTTTGTCTAATCCTTCCATTAATTTGTTCTTAGCTTTAATAAATTGTAGCATTCAATATACTTTTCTCTTGCTTTACTTTTGTAATTTTGTTTAAATAATTCATAAAGTTTTCGTGTATATTGGTATTTGGTTTCACAATCTACAAAATATTTTTCAGCAAACCTCTTACCTTTACCTTTAAAATAGTTTACATTGTCTGCAGTATCTCCTTCAATCATTTGACTATAAAAATTAAACAAAGCTTGTTCTTCAGATATATCTAATATTTCTTTATGTTTCCAATGATAATTATAAATTAGACAAGGAAATTGTTTGTAATCTTTATCAATTGAAACGATCATAACTTCATTTCTACCAAACTGTTCACTTAATTTAAACCAATATCTTGCTACCATATCATCTGTCTCAACACCATAACCAAATATACTATCGTATTGTTGCTTAACATAATTATGCATTGGGTGTAGTAGTGGAGGAAGTTCTTGTTTTTTTCTGTTTGCTTTATATTTTTTTGCAAGTAATTTTCTAAAATTACCTTTTGATCCACTAAATGTTATTACTTTATCTATTGTATATTTTTCTTCTAAATCATTTACAATAGACATAAATTGTTGGTCAAACTTATTTCTAGAATCACTTATATCAGTATAATACTTTTCATCTTCAGGTGTTTCTCTTTTTCTGTAACAACTAGCAAATATTAAACTATCTGCATCTATAAGTAAAATCATTCTTTTATTTTATTAATCCATTTACCTTCTAGGTCTATGATTGTGTAATTATGTTCTTTTAACAATTCAATTGCTTTATTGATTGCTTTTGCTCTTTGTCTGTAATGATCAAATATCTCATTTTCAAATGCGTTTACTTTATTCATAATTCTTTTAATTCTTTTTTTATTTGTGTTAAATAATATTTTTGCATTTTTTTATTCTCTTTGCAAACTTGATTAATTATAAAAGGAAGGTCTTTAAATAATTGATCTGTATTATAGACAAGCCATTTTGAATCGTCTGGGTCTCCATAACCAAAATGCATTTCTCCACTATCACAATATAAGTGATGTGTTTCGTGTATATATGTATGCTTTTTTAAATTAATTAATTTGTCAATTTGTGATTCTAACTCATCTATTTTGTCTTTTAAATCTGCTTTTTTTAAATCCATCTTGAAATTATTATAGTTAATATTAATGCTATTGTAGCAATCATAAATGCAATTAAACTTGATGTATATTGTTTATCTGATCTTCCTTGCCTTGACCTGTATTGTCTTGTTTTTTTATCTTTCATTTTAAAATCCTTTTTCGCAATTGTCAGCATAATCAATAGCATCTTGATATATGTTAGGTCTTGTTTTTTCTACAAAATCTGCAAAATCATTAAACCATTTAAGTACTTTTTCTTTGTTGTCTATTCTCATTATTATGTATTTTTTAAATCAATAAAAAGAAAATTTCTGTCTTTGTCAATTACACTTTCTTTTAATTGTATAGTTATTATTGCATCAGTAATCTGTGGATCAACCTTAATTAATCTCTCTATTTCTGATTTTATAGAAATAAGTGTGTCTGTGTTTAATGTCATAATTATTTTTTAAAATGTCATTAAATCAATTATTTGTTCTCCTGTTTTTTTACCATTTAATAAAATTTCATAATTTGGGTCTTGACCTGACATACTAATGTCATCAAGTAAGTCATCAATATTATTAAATGATTTAGTGTAATAAGTGCAATCAATAGTGTAATTTTTCATTTTGTCTGTTTTAAATTATTGTTATAAAAAATCAATGAGAAGTTCCTAACTATCTAAGAGAGGTAACTAGTTTTACAGGACTCGCACCTGACATCTCATAAGCCTTCCCCCCTCATTGATAAATCAAATATACAATAAATTAAGTTATAAACAAAATTTTGAATAACTTTTTCTAAGATAAGTTAATATTTATTCTACTTGCTTGGTTTTCTTTTAGTAGATAAACATCTTTAAGTATTCTTTTTTTTGTCCACATTGTAGTGTCTGGACAATATTTTTTTATAGTGTTAGGCATTTTTAAAGTATTTAACCAATACATAAAATTACCCTTAGGATCATTTACAAAATACAATTTGATTATACTTTTATCTAATTGCATTAAAGCATCGTACTTGTCTTTCTCAAGCATTTTTTCCTCATAGTATTTTTTCCTAAATTTCATTTCAATTACACAATCAAAACCTTTAGGTGTTTTACCTTCAGCATCCCATTTACACATACCATCTCCTGTATGTTTTAAATCCCAACCATCAAAATTTAAAAGCATTATTACAGCTTTCTCCCATTGATTAATCTTCTTTAACCCCATTTTCCCAAATGAGATTTAAATCTTTGATCCATCTTTTTATTGTCTTGGGACTGCAACGACAGGGTTCTTCAAATTTATGATTGTAATATTTTGAGTGTAAGTCGCATACCAACAAAAATTCTGTGTTGGATATGACATCGTTCTTTCCCATTCTAAATTTTTGCCAGTCATTAAAATCATATTTGTTAAATTTTACCATCTTTTAATTTTAAAGTTATTGAGACTTTTTCTTCTATTATTACAATTACATTTAGTTCCTTTGTATTTATGGTATCTATCTACTAGGTATTTAATGCCTGTGTATTTTGTAATATAATAGATTAAGTTTCCTAATTTCATATTATTTTATTTAAGTGTGTTTTAGACACTACATAAGAATCTCCATAACCAAAGTTTTTTATTTGTTTGTATTGATCAAATTTATTTCTTGATATTGATCCAATTAATTCTACTATAGGTAATTGTAACCAAGCCAATACATAACTGTCAGCTTTTTTTCTTTCATATTGTTTTTTAAATATTAGTAAGTCAGGCCTGTATTTAGAAGCAGAGGTTTTAACATCAACTCCATTATCAAAGTCAGTTCCGTCATCACCCATAACTATAATTGATAAATCCATTTTTTTTCCAGAATATAATGAGTAAGCTAATTCACCTAAAACTCCTACATAATGTCTATGCCATCCTTTTTTATCTTTAAAGCAATTAATACTATTTTTAGTTTCTGCGTGGTTTTTTGAGCCTGATCTTTTTATTGCCAAGTCTTGACACCATTCCATTTGTTTAGTAGTAAGTTTAATTTTCATAGTAATTTTAATAATTTTTGTTTTACTTTCTTATATGTCCAATATAAAGAATAATATTTAATTTTTGATTTTCTAGAAAAATCAGATATACTTTCTCCTGAGTTAATTATTTCAAAAACTTTTCTATCATACCAATACATTTTAGATAGTGCATCTTGTATTTTTTTATTGGCTTGATCATAATTAACTGGTTCATCTATAAAATGGTACATTTGTTTGTTCTTCCTTCGTTCAATTTGTAGTTTAGTAGCATCATCAAAACTTACCATTGTAATATTTTTGTTTTTTCTTTTTAAATCAATAAATAAACTTTTTAAAGTTTTAAATACATAATAATAATTTATTTCATCTTTATACATTATATCTAAAGTTCCTTTTTCTAATTGCAATTGGATTTTTATATACATTTCCTGTGTAATGTCTTCTGCCAAAGTCCTATTACATCCAAAAGTACAAACTATATCTACCCAAGTATCGTGTTTTTTTGCTATTAAGATTAAAATATCTTTATACATATTTTTTTAAAGGATCATATAAGTTATCTACAATTGTAGGTAACCCAACATCATTGACCTCAAAGCTGAAAGTTTCAAAAGCATAACCTCTGCTCCTTCCACATTTAACAGTCACCCATTCTTTGTTTACTGTGTTTGCTTCTAATGATATAACTGTCTCTGCTTTTTTTTCTAAGAAAGAACCTAAATGACCAGTTCCTAATTTTGTGCTTCCGAAATTCTGATGGATTACATTTATAATATGACAATTATATAATGCT